TCTGGCCGGTGCCGTTTGCGCCGTCCTCTGAGTCGCTGACGAAAATCCGATCACTGGGGCTGCGGCCGGAGCAGATCGCCAGGGCCGAGCCGAACCGGTAGAGCTCACCCACCACGATCGCGTCATCCCAGGCCTTCTGCCGGCCGGCCACGGTGCTGGCCACGTCGGCAGCGTCTTCGCTGAAGGCGTCAAGCCCCTCGACCGGGAACACGATCACCGCCCGCAATCGACGGGGGCTGGTCAGCGCCTCAACGGGGCCTGAGTCTTCGTCAACGTCGCCCTCAAAGGTGTATCTGTTTGTTTTGCCGGAAGAGTTGATTTCAACGTCTGTTACCTTGCCGTCGTTGTCTTTGTCAACGTCAATCGTCTGGTCGCTTTTGTTTTTCTGAACCGTAATCGTGATGTTGAACGGTGTCTGAATCGTCTGGCGTCTCTGCCCCGTCAGGCCGTTGTCTACCTCAATCAGATACTCCACCAGGTACTGCCCGCGAGCAGCGTTATCGTTGATCAGCTTCGTGCGCACCGTGTCCACATCAAAGGTGGCCGTAACCTGCAGCGCATCGCCGCCACTAGCGACAGACACGGCGCCTAGCGTCATTCGTGCGGCAAAGTCAAACCCAGTGATGCGATTCTCTGTATCTTCCTCGTAGATTTTTGACTTGTCCTGAACCACTACTGCAGCGGTCCAGGTGGCATTATTTGCCGCTGCTGTAAACGTGGTGAGATAGTCGCTGCTGCGGTCGAGCCGATAGGTGAACGAATCGCCCAGTCCGAATGATCCCGAGATCACGCCGGAGCGGGTCGAGTAGAACGCCGACTCCTTCTCCCGTTGCACCGTCACCGTCTGGTCAATATCGCAAGCGACGATCGCATTGCCGCTGCTGCCGATCGGCTTCAGCCTGGCCGTGTAGAGCGGCCGAAGCTGAGGATTGATCTTGAGCCCCAAGTTGCTGCCAATCAGGCCGTAGACGCCAAACGTGGTTGAGGTTGACGGTTTGCTGGTGGCGCTGAACACTGCCTGATAGGTGTTACCCAGGCCCCGCGCCATGAACACGTCGGCGCCGCCGGCGTTCTCTGCGTTGCCGTCGTCGTTCGCCGCAGCGCGGCCGGCAATGCGGTCAGTCGAACGGATCCGCCCACCGTCGGGCCGGTGGTAGATCGTGATTCGGGCGCTGCTGCTGTTGGCGCCGCTGCTGCCCAGATCGTAGGTATTGATTGTGCTGTCGCCGATGGCGAACCCGTTGGGATCGATCCCCGCCAGTCGGCCTTCACCGAGCATGAAAACGGCCCGCACCATCTGGCTGCCGCCCAGGCTCCAAATCTGCGACCACAGCAGCGTGGCGTTCACCCTGACGCCGCCATAGGTGACGCCGCCGATGGTTTCGCGATTGGCGTAGACCACGGGGATGGGCTCGCCGATCGCGGCCACGTCCTGGACCGCATCAAACCCGCCACGCGGCGCCAGAGACTCGATGCTGGTCTGGCTGCGGCCCTGCACCTGCCGTTGCCCCAGCTCCGCCGTGCGCCGGTTGCGGGGGGCGCTGGGGGCCAGCAGGACGCTGATCAGCTGGGCGCCAACGCTGATTGCGCTCAGCACAATGGAGACGATCGCCGCAGCGCCCAGTTCACCCGCCACCACAGCTGGCCGGGGCGCCTCCGCTGCACGCTTGCGGACCTCATCGCGCCAGAGCTCGTACTGCTCATCGCTCAGGCCCAGCAGCTCGGCCAGGTAGCGATCAGACGGCAGCATCGCGGGGCCTCCAGTATTCAAGGGGCATGAGCTGGCCGGCAACCTCCAACGGCAACCACTGCGCCCCGCGCCGGTGGTGCACGATCAGCAGGCCGTCATCCACCACCACGCCAACACCTAGACCCAATGGCTGGCGGTGAAGCACCAGCGCGAATGGTTCCAGTCTGCAGGGGACCATGTAACGCCTCCACTCCCGCTGCAGCTGCTCCCACTGCCCAGTAGCGGCCATCGCGAACCACTGAGGGTCCAGATCAGGCATGGCCAGGCCGGCGCCCTGGCGCACCCTGGCGGCCATCACCAAGCAGTCGATCCCTTGGCCGTCATCCGGGTCGGCGCCGATCACATGCGGCAGGCGGGCGCTCACCCAAGTGGGCCAGTTCGCGGTCATTGCAGCGTCAAATCCCCGCTGGTGGGCAATGCCCCCACCAGCACCTGAGACAGCACCCTGCCGCCGGGCGTCTGTACTGCATCGAGGGGGCTAGCCAGCTGCAGCCTCACGATTGGCTCGCTCACGTCGCCCTGCAGCTGCTGCGCGGCCCAGTATTCCGTCGTCAGCAGAACGCCAAGAGTCTGATCCACGCGGTTGACCTTCACCGATCGCACCTCCAGCAGCCACCGTTCGCGGCTGGCCTCGGCAAACACGTTGACGCTCAGGGCTGACGTTGGAGCGGCAACCACGGCCTCAGATCGATCGCCGCCGCGAGTGCTGGAGTTGGTCGCCACACCCACGGGCAGGTAGGGGTAGCTCTGGCTGTTGTGGCTGATCGTCTGGCCGATGAAGTAATTCTGAGCCAGCCAGCTGGTATAGGTGCCGTTGCGCCGCTTGAACCGTAGGAAGTTGCAGATTTCCATCAGCCGATACCGGCCTGGCGCCTGATGGTGGGGTTGTTCACGTTCCGTTTGTGCGCCAATGCGGCGCCGCGCAGTTCAGATCTGCGACCGATGGCTTCGGCCTGCTTCCGCGTCACCAGCTCCTCGCCGTTGATCACGAGGGACTCAAAACGAATCGGGCTGTCCCAGCTGCCGCCCCCGCCCATCCCGCCGCCGGCATCGCCGCCGCGCTGGAACGGCACCGCCAGGCCCTCCATGCCCCGCTGGAATGGCACCTCGCGCAGGGTGGTGGAGCTGCTGGAGCTGCTGCCCTGGAACGGCACCTGCAGGCCCCGCAGGCTGGCGTTATTGATCGCCTGCAGCGCCTCGGTCGCCTCAGCCGGGATGATGCTGCCGGCCTGGTAGGGCACGAACAGCTCGGGACCGTTCTCGCCGACTGGGTAGGGGCGACCAGCTGAGACGCCGCCGCCGAGGGCACGGGGGAACATGGCGGAGGGGTCGAAGCTCAGGCCGGGGCTCACACCACCAGCGCCGAATGGGCCAGCACTGGCCGGGGAGAATCCGCCACCGCCCCCAGCCACCGCACCCAGCGCCTTCAGGATGGCCTGCAGCGCAACCATGGCCATTTGCTTGGCGATGATCTCAGAGGCCATCTGCGCGAACCCTTGCGCCACGTCCTCAAAGAACCCGCTCAGCACTTGCCGGGCGCTCGCCGCGCCGCTGATCAGATCGCGGAACGCATTGCCGAACGCACCGCCGATCGCCTCAGCGCTGCGGCCCGCCACGGTGGCGATGCTGGTCATTTCGGCTAGGTCATCTTTCAGGGTGGCGATCTGCTCCTCAATCCGCATGCCCTGCGTCTGGAACGCAGCTGGCTCGGCGGCCTGGATGGTCAGCTGCTGCATCATGCGGACACGTTCCGCCACCAGATCGTTGATGTCCTGTTCAGCCCTTACCTGGGCGTTCTTCAGGGCGTGCTGCCGCTCTGTTTCAATCCGCGCCAGTTGTTGCTCTGCGTTGTAATCAATGCCCAGCTCAACTAGCTGTTTCTCTAGTTCCTTGAACTCCTGCTTTACTTGATTCGCCTTGTCATTGATCTCCATCTGCTCAAACGTATATTCGAGCCGGCGACGCTCAAGGTCGGTTGTGGCGCTCAGTAATTCGCTTTCTTGGTTGAGTTTCGTTACGGATTGGGTCCGAGCCTCAACGAACTTCTCAAGCTCAGCGGTGGCAGCGGCTTGGCGTTCGCGGAGTTGTTCGGCGGCTTGCTGCGCCTCTTCATAGCCCGCAGTTGCGGCCTGAGCCTGCTCCATGGCGCCAAATCCGATGTTCTCCATGGATCCGCCAAAGAATGTCGCCAGAGCCTTCTGACGATGCGGACCCATCCGCTGCACACCGGTCACAGCGCTAGTGCCGAACGAGTCGCGGGCGTTGCGATTAGCGCGGGGGTTGCCGGCTAGCACGGTGGTGTAAAGGTCCAGCAAGCTGGCGCCCTGCGTGCTCATACCCGCGCCCTTGAAGCGGTCTTGGAAGTACCGCACGACGGGCCCCATTACCTGCTCCTCGAACGA